AGTCTAGTCCTCGACTTTCTTATCTGTATTGTCTTCTAGTTTTAAAATCTGCTTAAATATCTGATGCAATCCAGTGCTTGCGAGTCCACTAATCATACCACTTGCAATAGCCACTAGTGTGACTGCGTGAGCGTCGATACAGCCTAGCACGGCTCCTAGCACTGTGACTGTGAGTGGAATATACCTGTTATCCGTTGGTAGGAACTTTTTCATCAGATAGCCTACGACTAGGCAAACTGCGATAACTAATGGAATGTAAAGATTTGTTAAAAATTCAAGATTCATTTTTCTACCTCCTTGAAATAAATCAAAAGGGCGACTTAATCGCCCTAAGCTAACTAAATTCTTTTAAAAAAATAAGTGATTACACCACCAACGATAGCTGCAAGAATCATACTAACTAATGAGTTCCACCTAGTAGCAGGAAGTTGTTCTAGTCGCTCCATCTTTTCCTGTTGCTCTTCTAGTTCCTTGTGGTGCATATCCATTTTTTGTATCATGAGCTCTATGTTGGTGTTGATTTTCTGTATCTCTTTTGTCATGTCCTCAACAATTATCAATCGAGTGTTCAATCTTTTGATTTCGTCATCATGGCACTGTATCTTGATGTCAATAGCATTCTTGCGTTCTAGCCATTCTTCCCTTGTGAGTTCTCCCATATGCACCTCTATTTCCACTTGCCGATAACATATATCTGTAAGTTTTTAACTTCAGCCGTGCTTGCTCCTTGACTGCCTGCAGAGGTTATCTGTATGCCTGTAAACTGATTGCCTGACTTAATATGAGTAGTCTGTGCTCCTAGAGAATACCCTGTACCAATTTGTACCGAAGCAACAACAACAGGTGTTTTTACAGGTTTGATTGTCAATGGATAGCCAAACACTTTTCGGCTAAAGAGCATATTATTCCACATACCATCAGTCCATCCCCCTGAGTCAATCTCCTTTGACACAAGCATTTCAAGAGTGCCTTTTGCCCATTTAGTGTACTGCCATCCATCTACTTCGCCTTGCTCAATGATATAGTCCTTTACGACATCAAGTCTGCCTTTGAGCTCATCAATCTTTTCAGGCAAATGCTCTACTTGTCCAGCAATTTCAGTTAGCATTGATTCTGTATTTGCCTGCACTGACTGTATCGTAGTGCTTAGTGACGAAAGGCTAGTCTCTAGCTGATTGAGTTTTGTTGTTGCGTTAGGGTCTGTGATACAGTGCCACTCGTAGTCGTGATAGTTGTTTGAAGCCGTTAGCGACGGCTTGTTTAACCCTAGTCCTATCCAATCGTGGACATCTCCGTTGTAGGTGTGTGAGAAGTCTGTTCCACCATTATCACTCGCATAAGCGACCCAAGTATAGACGGATGAACCACCACTTCCACCTTGACCCTTAAACAGCGCCCATTTATAACGACTAGGTGTGGTAGGTGCCGTATCATCTACCGATGTGCAAAACCCTATATAGCTTGAATCTGCTCTAGGTGTGAGGGTCATTCCTGTTCCATCGCTCGAACTAGAGTATGCGATATAGAGTTTTGGTTGCTTTGCGTTTTTTAGTTCCGTAACGGCTATCTGTACACTTCTAACACTATTTGATAGCTGATTGACAGTACCCTCTGCAGAAGCTACCCTCGTTTTTGTCTGTTCTGCACTAGCCTTAGTCTCGAACTTTTCTTTGATTTTTTCCCATAGCTTTATTAGTCCGTTTTTATCTAAATACTGCATATATCCCCCTTAATCTAATAGAGTGGTTAAAACTGAATCAGGAATTGGCGATAAACTGTCTACCTTGTCCATTAGCTTTACTACGACTGTTCCTAGTGTGCTATCTTTACTTGCTGACGCACTTTGAGACTTTCCATCAAAGATACTTTCAACAACCTCTATCATCAAAGGTTCGGACTTCATCTCATCGGTGTATACTCCGATTTTGATTCTGCCTTTTTTGAGCATATCCGACGGAATCAAGCACTTGTCGTCATTGATAGCGACATCACGGAAAAACTTATCTTTCTTAAATCTCGCGATTTTTGACTTGCCGTTCCATTCATCGTCAAAAGAAAAAACGGCGATATAATCGCCGTTATGCCCTATAAACTTGCCACCACCATTTAAGGTGAGTGTTCTATCTTTTACATTAAAATTAAACTCTTTCATATATCCCCCTATCTATAAGGATTGTACTTTGTACTGCGTGCCGATAGCATATCGAAGAGAACCCTTTTCTGCTCCCTTGTATACTGACTGTTGTTTAAGTACGATATGAGCTCTGCCTTTTTAAGACTTCCGTTTCCGTCATAGTCGGCACTGCCCTTAACTGCTTCTAGGTCACTTGTTGTAAGTCCAACTCTAGTCGCATATACTGCCTTGCCGTATGTGTTCTTATCTACTGTCATTACACCGTTAATGTCTCTAAAACTAACCCCTGATTGAACAGCCGACATCGTTTTAGCCATCTTAGACTTATGGTCTTTCTGCGAATTATACGCAAGTACAAAGCTTTCCTTTGACTGAACACTAGGATTGTACTTTAACTGTACTGTCTTATTAAGCTTTGAAAACTCTATATCGCCTTTGCTATATCCTCTTCCAAGCAAAAACTCATCTTTAGCGCTTCGCTCAGCTTTGCGATATACATCGCTTATAGCCTTTACTTTGTCATCATCAGACATTCTCCTATACTCGCTACTGTTAAATAGATTCTGTAAGCCGTTCTGAACCTCTGAACCTCTAGCTTTTCTATATGAAGCCAACTCCTCCACAGACATACGCATTTCATCTTTGCCGAATTTGATATCAAAATCAGGTTTCTTGTCTGGCAATAACTTGCTTGCGTTTGTTCCGTCAACGGAACGCATTAAGGCTTCAAGTTCATCTGTTGTTGAATCGTTTCTGCGTGCCTTTAGGCTTCCAGGCAATAGCATATTCTGTGCCACTGATAAAGCATAATCTGAAACACTTTCCTTTCTGTCTGTCTTGCCGAATGCGTCAACCTTAGGTTGCAATACCATTTCGTTAAGTCCTGGTATCTTGCTTGCCATACGGAATAGGAAGTTTTGAATCTCTCTTTCTGTTGCACTCTTTGCCGTTGGTGTGACATCAAGGTCTTCGGAAGCCGTTATCCTTGCAATCTGTCCAAACAGTGTAGGTATGTACTGCGACAAATAACTCTCGCTAGAATTCCCTATGATTCTGTATATAGGGTTAATCTCTTGATTTCCCCTAGATGATTCAAAGGCTTGTCCTACACCTTGTAGCATAGACATAGAGAACACAGGGTCCGACATCTGAGTAAATGCATCTAGCACTCGTCCAAATGTTCCGTCGCCCTCTTTGCCGTTTGCTAGTTCAACTCCGATAAAGAATGGAATACAAGCAGGCGCTGCCCAATCCATAGTGAAGTTAAAATCTCTGCCACCTATGTTTACTGAGTATGACTGCTCGCCCATCATCTTTCGGAATTTCCCCTCGGACGATGAATCAAGCTTTCCTGTTGCTAAACCCTCAGTTCCCATATAGTAGCCTAGAGCCATTATTCCTGTACCTGTCATTCCTGATGTTAGGTTGTTCAGTCCTTTTATAAACTGAGCAGGGTTCTCATACTTTACCATCTGCTTAACCCCTCGCATTAGTCCGATAGGTGAAAACTTTGTTGCTTGCATTAGCACATTGCTAGGTGTCTTTACAAATGGGAATACTGCGTCTACAAACATACTGCTTGCCTTGTTCAGAACTCTGCCACCTGCGACATCTTGTGGGATATCGCTTATTGGTACATTCGCATATCTTTTCATCTTCATAACAAAGTCAGACAAAGCATTAGCATTACGGAATGTTGATTCCAAGCTTTCATTCATTGCATATTCTTTAGCTTGCTTGAAAATTTCCTCAGGGACATTGTTTGCCTTGTACCCTTTAGCCTTTAGGAACCCTGCAAAGCTATTGTTATACGCAGGTTTACTGAACCATAAGTCCTCTAGGTTTAATGCGTGTGCGTTCCATTTAGAAAGCTTATCAACAATCTTAAGTTTTGACTGAATGGCGTCAGGGTGTCTGTGAACCTCTCTATACTTTTCCATTCCCTCAATGATGTATCGGTCCTCGTCATAAGCCTTGCTCGCTAGTGCTCTCAATGCTCCGTCTTCACCTGTTCTTCCCACATGGAAAGCCTTTGTCCTATCTGCTTGCTTAACTAGACTGCTCTGCAAAGTAGCTTCCACCTTATCCCTTACCATTCTTAAAGGTGTAAAGATACAGTTACCGATAAGGTTTCGTACATGCGTTCTAGGGCTGCTTAGCATTGAAAGGTATCTCCAAGCGCTGAGTTCATCGGTTAAGGTAGGTGGAATCTGATTCCACATTGTCTTGCCTATCTCGTTCTTAACCTCAGCGATTTCCTTTGCTCCACTTGCTTTTCTCAGTTTGTTAAACAGTTCATCAGGAACACTAACTGTAATTCCCTTTTTGCTTAGAGTGTTTGCAAACTGTTTATTAAGCCTATCAACATTTCGCTTTACGGCAACAACGCGACCCTCAGGGGATATTTGATTAAACCATCTCATCGTCTGCAATCCTCTAGCATATTCACTAGCTAGTGATACAACCTCGCCTGAGACGATTGAAGCTTCTTCGTGTCTGCCTAGTTCCTCTAGCTTGTTAAAGAGTGCCACTCCACGAACCATCGTATCGCTGTTTGTTTGCCCTGTTTCCACGGACATTTTGAAGTGATTGAGTGTTCCATCAATATCGCTTCCAATCTCTGCCGTAGCTTGTTTTAGAGCGTCTTGATTGCGTGTTGTGTCGGACATAAAGTCCATCGTGGTTTCGTGCCTATTGTCGATAGCTTGCTGAGTACCCTCTGTTGCATTAGCACGAACAGTACTTAGTCCTTTTGATTCTTTAGTTCCAAAAGTTCCCAAGTGTTGTTCGGTTCTTGTTGCTACTCCGATATTAGGTTCAACATCCACCTTAGAAAGGGTGTTTGTTGTTGGAATATTAACTTCCCTTAATTCAGTCCTTTTTATGCTAGGAACATCAACACTTGCTAGCTTAGGTGCTTGAACAACATCAGGCTTTATTGTAGGAACATTAACCTGCTTAATAGGTGCTACTGTATCGACTGATTCTATCGCCTTAGGTAACTTTGTTCTTTCTAGCTTGATTGCGTCTGCTAGTGCTTCAGGGTTTGTTACTGTTGCAGGCTTATTCCTTACTGCCTTTGTGATAACTCTATCTGCTCCACCAACATTAACTGTCTTAGGGTCAATCATCGCCGTAGGTAAATGCGGTGTAGTCTTTGGGGTCCTTAGTCCTCTTAGAAAAGCAGGTGCAAGGTCAGATGCTGAGCCAAGCCCTACATCAAGTGCCGTATTCAGTCCTACTTGCTTCCAATAGTCCTTACTACCGAACTTGTGTCCATCACTCAAAATAGAGCCTTGTGAGTTATAAAAGCCTAAAGGGGTATCAACTGCTATTTCCTTTGCTAACTGCCTTGTAACACCCTCTGCCGTCTTTGTAGCAAGGCTATTTACTGCCTTATCGGTTGCCACCATTCCTAGCTTCCCTAGACTTTTTCTCGCTCCATTTTGAATGAATCTATTAGTCGCTAGCTTCCTAGTTAATGCTTGACCTAAGCCACTTTTAGTAACTGCGTTAGTGATTGCTCCTGTTGCTCCCACACCCGCGCTTAGTGCTCCTTCAAGAAAATAGCCTAGTGCATTACCACCGATGTCACCTGCTTTAAATGAGCCTGTCTCTCTAGTGCTATCACTAATTGATTTCAAACGATACGGAGCAGGAAACAACGCGTGTGTCAATCCCTCTGTTGCTCCAAGCATAAAACGACCACCTGCAGTATCATTCATCTTGACTTGCTTCTTATATGCTTCATCTAGTTTCGCGTTGCTTTCTTCCCTAGCTTTTCTTTGGTCTGCTACACTTATTACATTTAGCCTTTTAGCCATTTTGACTACCTCTTACCTTTTTTCTTCTTAGGTGATGGTTTAGATGGAGCAAACGACTGAAAACCTCGGTTTACATAATTCATTGAGATTGCTCCACTAGGATATGTTGGGACTACCTTTTTCGTTTGCGTGGGGGGCTCCTTTCTCTGTCCTCTTGCGATTAAGAACGAATCAGGGTCTTTTTTCTGCTTAAATAGATTAGCCACTGCATTCACTGCTTTTGTCACTCTAGGTGTAGGGTCTTCTACATAAGTAACTCCCTCATCTGCATAGTCGGAATAGTCGCTTGCACTTCCTCCACCATAACTGCGTCCACCACCATAGCTACGACCGTAACCACCATATCCGTAACTTCTAGCAGCAGCTGCCTGTTGTGCTTCTATTTCTGCCTGCTTAGCTTCATCCCACGCTGCAATTTTTGCGTCATAATCTGCTATTGCATCGCTCTGTTGTTTTAGGTACTGATTAGCTAATGATTTAAGGGAATTCATATAAGCATTGTTAAGGTCTGTAAGTGCTCCCTCTCTCGCTGAATTACCTTTAGCTAGTGCGTCTGCATAAGCCGTCTGCAAATTAACCTTTGCCGTCTCGCTTGCTCCACCTGTGATTCCTTGTGCCGACAAGTGCTCAGGTAGTTCAAGGCTGTTCTTTTGATAATTAACATAAGCGTCTCTCGCCGAAGCTTCATAATTCTTATTAGCCTTTTCGACTTCCTGATTATGCTTCTGCTCTAGCAACGCAGTGTCTGCGTCTTTTGCTTTCTGTATGCTCTGTAAATATGCTTCCTTTAGGGTTGCATATGGGTTTCCTGCTAGTGCCATAAATACCTCCTACTTTGAAAAATTACCTACTGAGTAGGTCTTAGCTAGGCTGATGATACTGAAAGGTCTTGCGTCTTCGCTCTCTAACCTTATCTGTAAGTGCCTATATTTCTTTTCTTTCTTCTTGATATGAATATCAGTTTGCTCTGAACTTGTTGTCATTATTAACTGTTTCCCCTTGCCGTCTACGATAAAGTAAATACCTACCTCTGAATCAGCAACATCTAGCAACAATACATTTCCTCGCTTCTGCAGGGTCTTATATACTGTTTCGTTGCCGTCATAGTCAACAGGTGTAGTCCAATGAGCCTTGACTGGTTCACCATCATACAAAACTCCATATCCTTGCTTTGCTCCATCTCTGTATGCTCCGTCATTCTCATAGTCAGTAGAAAAACAACAAATGTTGTCTCCACTGCCGAATAAAAGCATATCATTGCTTACGCAAAATACATTTACAGGGATATTGTCAAACACATAGGTTTCATACGCAAAGTTTGTTCTGTTCTTATCATCTCTAGTCGTCTGCCTACCATCGAATACATAGCACTTACCACTAGGCAATGCTAGTATGTAGTAAGAGTTCCAAGCCACACCAATCGCCCTATCTAAGTTTTTCTCCTTGCATAGCACCTTATTGACAAATACGCTGCGATTTCTTATCGCTAGCTGAGTGCTCATATAGTGGTTTGAGATACCATATAAGCCTGTTGATGATAGGAACATAGGGTCATCTATCAAGGTTGCAAAGGTGTTCGGTGCGACTGCTCCTGTTGTTACAGAAGATGAACGCAGTATGAATGTTTCTTTGCCATCTTGTAGCTTCGCTCCACTGATGAAATATACCGATGATTCGTTCTGAGTGTTTCCTGTAACGACGACAAGGTTGTCCTCGTATCGATGCAAATTTACGATTGAATCTGCGTTAGCTACATTGATAAAGGAATTATCAGGAATATAGGTTGCGTCACCTACTGCCGAAAAGTAAACCTTGTTCTTGCCTGATACTCCAAACAGTCTATCGTTGTTAGCATAGCCATAATTACGGATTTTCCCATCACGGCATAGCAAAGCATAGTTCTCGTTGTAAAAGCCTTTGTAATAGCCGTTTTTATCGCTTATCCACTGTCCGTCGTCATCCACTCTGCCTTTTTCATCGCTGAAAGATACATAAGTAACACGGATATTATCCTGCCCTGTTACAGGTGGTTTATAAGCCTTAATCTTGATTATCGGTGATTCAAGGAAAGTGTCACCTAGCATTCCGTTAGCTAGATAACCTTGTGTCTTTGTTGCGTTCTTAGTAGTGGTATACTCGGCTTTCTTCCACGCACCGTCCGTATCAAGATATTCAACATTTATAATCAAGTACCTTTTGAACAGTCCGTCTGATTCCTCGTTCTCCTTTTTAGGTAGTAATCTCAGTTCCGTAGTCTTATCATCACCAAGATACGATACTCGCCTATAAGGTGCTAAAAGATTCACTCCTGCCCCTATATTCTTACCACCTGTACCATCAAGGTTTTTAGATATGGCAACATCAGGAACAGTCTTTGAGTTCATCTTGATTCTAGCTTCGTGATTAGGATATCCAGCACCGATGATAAAGTCTTCGATGATTTTATCCACTTCGCAGAAGAAATACCCTTGTGGGTACAGTCCATCAAACAGTCCACTAAGAGTAGACAGTCCATACTTACTAGGTGTTAAAGTGCTTGCATCTATGTGTCCAAAACCACAAGCATAACATTTACCATCAAACGCAAATAACTTGATTGAGTTAAAGTCACAAGTCGAACCACCATAAAGAGTTTTTACATTCTCTAGGATGTTGAAGCCATTGCGCTTCCACTTCTCCACATAGACATTCTTATCTGTCGCAACATAGAGCAAGCCGTCTACCTCTATCATATCAAGGATTCGCTCGCCCTCGTATGACTTCATATATCGCCATCCCTTACGCTTTCTAGGGTTTCCCCCATCATCACTTATCATATTGAGCATATCAGGGGAATGTCTGCGATTAACTTCTTTCGGAGAATGAGAAAGGTCTATCCCTCGTAACCCTGAATATTTAGCCGTAGAAAGTCTAGGCTTACTTGATACTGTTAGCTTTCCCATCTTAAATCTCCAAACCACCTATAAACTTACATTTTCTAGGCTTGATTATTACCGACAATAACTGCGTTTTGAGGTCGTCTGCGTTGTTCCAATACATTGTCGCTTTTCGCTCGTCGTCATCTAGCCATATGAAATATGCTGACATCAACGGAACAATTCCACATACCATTTCAGGCAAGTCGATTTCTTCCATTTCGCTCGTATCTGATGTTATAAGGCTAGGCTCATATACATCGACTTCGACAACATCCTCAAAATAGTTCTTATACGGCTCAACGACTGTTCGATAAACCCAATCAATACTTCGATTTATCGCGTTTAACACTATTTCTGAGTATAAATCCATCGTTGAATCTTCCTCAAAACCTAGTGTCTTAATATTGCTTTTTAGTTCTTTTATAGTCATATTTCACCTCAAACAAAATAAAGAGGGGCAATCGCCCCCCGTTAAACTACTCCTTACAGTTGAGTACAACCATTTCCTTAGGTCTTGCGATTGTTCCACCATATAGAACAAATCCCTTAACAGCGTCAGAGAACGAATTGTCAGGTCTGTATGGCTCAACATGAGTTAGAGGGTTGGCAAAGGCAATCGCCTTGTCTGTTCTTAGCATAATGAGCGAATCAGTACCTGTTTTGTAAACATTGTTGCTCATCTTTACGATTACATTTCCGTATCTACCCACCTTGCCGTTCTCAATCATTGTTGAGTTGTTCTGGTCTAGGTCTACATATGCCTGTTTCATTAGCATATAGAACCACGGTGGAACAGTAAGGGTGATTTTGCTATTGTTTGATACATTCTGCTCGTATAGCTTCTTTAGCCCCCTGTCAACATAGCCAAGAATGTTAGCCTTTGTTACCTGTGTAGATGCGGTGTCTAGCTTGTCTGCCCTTGTATCACTAGCAAGCTTTGCGATGTACTTATCCATTTCATCAGCAACGCCATAAGCACTCTCAGACATAAGAGCGTCCATTGGACCGTTTGCGACTGCCTGAGCCTTGTCGATATCGCCCACCTTGAAATTGTAGTATGCTACCTGGTCAATCTTCATAGATATTGATGTGTCTGTTACATTCTCAGCATTAGCAAGCGTGATATCCGTTGCTGTTGTTGTAGTTGTGATTGTAGGCTTACCTACTCCCAAAATTCTAACTGTGTCACCTGCCTGCTTAACTTCGCCCTCGTACTGCCTGTTACAGTCCTCTGCGAATACAAGTGCCTTTTCAAGTTCTCTGTTGTACTGCTCTGACCAAATCTCAGGTACAAACTTTCTATAAGCCATTTTTTACTCCTTTTCTACCATCTCGTCATTGATTTACGGATGGTCTCATAATTTTTCTTAACTTCATCTTTTGTCATAGCTTCGACTTCCTCTTGAGTGAAAAACTCCTTAGGTGCACTCGTTGCACTCTCAACCTTGCCTGTTGCCTTTGGTGGGACGATTGTTGTTGCCTGCTTTTCAGCTTTACACGCAAAATATGCTTGCCTTGCAGTAAGTCCACTGCTGATATATCCTGCGTATGATTCTCCCAAGTCCTCTAGGCTCTTGACAGTAGGGTCAAGGCTCTGCACTTCTTTGAGGTCATCTGCCATTCTTTTTTCAGCCTGCTGTTCAAGCACTGCTTGCATTAACTGTTCGTTTTCTCTTTTCAGCCCATCGATGACATTCGCTTCTTCTCTCTCTGCGACTAACTCGTCATACTCTCTGTTCTGATAAAAGGCTTCCGCTGCAAGTGCTTTATCTTCGGCTTCAGGAAAGAAATTTGATAATGCTCTTTCGTACTCTGCGTTAGAGTTTCTTAGTGCTTCAAGTTCTCTCCTCATTTCTGCAAATGCTGAATCGGAATCAGTTTTTCCTGTTTCAACTTCTGCATTATCAACCACAGGCTCGGCGACTTCCTGTTCTTCTGCGCCTACATCTTCTGATTCGATTGTTGGGTCGGCGACATCCAACACTTCTGCGCCTACATTCGTTTCAAAATCTGGCATTGTTTTTAACTCCTTTTTGTATAATTAAAAAGAAGCGCCTTATTGCGCTTCCCTTAATTCGGTGTTTTCTGTTGGCATTTCTTCGTGTTCTGCCATCATTTCGTGATTTTCGATAGGAATATCCTCCGTCGATGCATTTTCTGCGTGTTCCTCTGAAATTTGAGGTTCTATTTTCGCTTCTAAGCTTCTTTTGGATATAAGGTTAAGTAGTTTACCCTTGCTGATTGCTCCGCCGTCAGGAATCAATTCTGCGTACTCCTCGAATGTTATTTGCCCTTGAGCAAGCAAAGCGTCGCAAGCCTGTTGCTGAGCAAACTTTGTCCACTGATTATCTTGTGAAACATCAACTTTTACCGACGGCTTAAAGTCCAAAAGTTCATCTGCAGATATCTTAACCTCGTTTCCGTGCTCGTCCTTAGTGGTAAAGCTATCTATATCATATACTAACCACATATCAAACCACATAAGGGCTATATCCTCTACTGTCTGTTGGAAAGTGTTTATCTGCTCATTGAGTGGAATCTGTGCTTGGTCTCTGATTGCGATGATAGCACTGCCACTTGACCTCTGAGGGTCAATATTACCCACGGCAAAATCTCCTGCTCCTGCAAGTTCCCTTGTCTGCGTGATTAAATCGGCAAATAGCTTATCTGCGTCGCTAGAGATATTCGCTGCATTTATATAGCCTATCATCTGATTGATAGACTGCTGAGCATTTCCCCTTACTCCAATCGCAGCGCCAACCTTGTTTAAGTCATCAGGGTTTTCCACTGCGTCTGCGTCATAAGCGATTCTAGGGAAAGCAGATATCTTAACTGTGACTGCTCGTCTAGCTAAGGTCTTATTTAACTCAATCTGATTAGGAATCATCGAAGCGACCTCGCTAACTCCTCTAGCATTATTAGGTCTAGGCTCCCATACAAAGTTCTGTATAGGATATAGAGTTAGTCCCGCGAACTCTTTTCCGTCTACGGATGATGTAATTCTTCTCGTAGGTTCGATAAGGCTTTCTTTTGTCGCCCTCGTAACAGTGATTACATCGTCTTTGTCCTTTGATAGATAGATAACGCAAGTGACCTTATCGCTAACTTCGTCTTGGTTCGCAATCTGACTTTCTCTCTCTGCGTCTGTTCTTATCTTATCTATCTCTTCCTTAGGAACCTTATTCTCTAAGGCAATTCTTTTAACTGTCTCTAGTGGAAGCCTTTCCATAATCATTATGTAAGGCTGTTCCTGGATGTTTGCCGTATTCTCATTGCCGAACAAAATGTTCGTGTTGTCGATAAGCTGAGGTGTGTCTAAGGTTGAATCCGTCCCCCAATAGAGGTATGAATCGCCTTGTATTGCAGAAGCCTTAATGCACTTCCACAAGGCACTATTCATCTTTGCTTTTTCCCACGACTGAGCGAACTTCTTGTTAAGAACATCATATATGTACTGATTGGTGCTATCGTCGCTCATATCGGTGAATTTTGCCGTCATAGCGTGCTGACAAACAGTAGATACCTTATACTTGATTGTAGGCTTTATGATATTAAGCATAGGAAGTTCTTCCTTAGTCTTAACTCCGACCCACTGATTGTCGCCATAAAAGTTCCAATTTCGCTCAGTATTCTTTACTAAGTCTTTGGTCTGCAGGTACTGTTTATTCTTTTCGTACATCTGCCATATCTTTTCACAATTCATTAAAAGTCCTCTCCGTATGTATCAATATCTTGTAGTAACTGCTCAAGCCTTGCTCTTTCCCTCTCAGAGCTTCTTTCGGCTTTAGTCTTATATCCTAGTGACTTTGCTATCTTCGTAGGTATAGGCTCAATTTTCGACCTCTCAGGGCGAAGCTGAATCCCTACCGATACACCAATAAAAAAGCACACTATTAAAAGTGCACCATAAACAAGGTTATATGACATTTATCGCTTCTCCTTTTCCTATCGCGCTAGCAGCGCTTTTACGCTTAGCTAAATTAAACTGTATCAGCTTATTATCGTTAGTAGGAACACTAGGCTTTCCGTTCTTCCAATAAATCAAACGATTTAAGGCTTGGCTCATAGCGTCTACTTGGTCATCGTGCTTGCCGTTAGGAAATGCTGAGCACTCGTTCACAAAGTCCTCAGTAAAAGGCTTCTTCTTCGGAAGATAAACATTCCCACTTTCTATCGCTCCACTAACGGCATTTACCCTCGACACCTTACCACCTTGTGGGGTGATAGGCACGATTCCGTGTATCTGTCTCCTTAACACTTGGATAACCGATGTTCCGTTAGCTTTATCCTCTATTAAGATTCTATCTACCGTAGGATACATTCCCTTTAGTCTTAGAATTTCCTTTACAGTCTTAGGCATATCTAAATGTTTTTTAACTGCGTCTACTAGGTAAAACTCGGAATCTTTCTTCCCCCATATCTGTATCGCTACAAAGTCATTATCACTTCCGTCCTTAAACGCAGCATCAACACTCATTATCAAAGTATTAAGTTCGGGTAAAGTATCATAGTACTTCCACCACTCCCTCTGCAGGAGGTTTCCTTGAGCACTTACAGGTCTGCCTTGAAAAAGTGCGTTCCAGGTCCTAGAGCCAGACTTACTTAAATATCCTTTCTTAAAATCAGCTAGCCATTTATCACCTTTGCCTATCTCAGGACAAAGTGCTTCACCAACCTTACGACCTAACACATCATTCTCTTCAGCTTCACACGGAAGATTAACCACCGTTACATTAGGCTCATTTTCTATCATTCTGCCTGCCAAATCATCCTCGTGCCATCTAGTCATTATTACTATGACTTTTGCATTAGGCGCAAGTCTAGACTTATACGATGAGTTCCATTCGTCCCACAAATGTTCCCTAGTCGTCTCTGAATCAGCTTCCTGCTGAGTCTTTATAGGGTCATCTATGATGAACAAATTTGCAGGGTTTCCTGTTACACCACCTGTAACACCTCGGCTTATCATCTGTCCTACATTACCAGCCATCCAAAACTCATTAGCCGTATTCTTATCCTTACTGAGTCCAGTTCCGAATATCTCTCCGAACTCTTCAATCTTGCTCTTATTCTTTAATCCGAACTTCTGAGCAAAGTCTTCACTATAACTTACCTCTATAACTTTCCTCTCAGGGTGTTTTAGTAGGTACCAACTAGGCAAGGTCTCCGTTATAGTCATACTCTTTCCGTGCTGAGGAGGTGTGCTTATTATCAATATCTCATAAGCCTTATCGGTTTCTCTCTCAGTAAACTCTTGAACAGTATCACACAAATAATCGTGGAACTTACTATGTTTCCATCCCATATTAGTTAGGGCAACATAGCTTTTATAGTCGTGTTGTATTAAGGCTTTTACTATCTCTCTACTATCTGCCATAACTTCTCCAAAATTTTTATAATAAAAAATACCCATCGGCATATTAACCTAGTGGGTATGAATTGGGTACGATTGTGAAAAGGTGATATGAGGGTGAGGGGTAATATATACGTACTATAAGAACGAGTGGCTCTGATTGGGGATAGTGGTTTGATTCTCCATTCTCCAACCTTGCTATTTTCTCCTCTACTTCCTCTACCCTTTGAGGTTCTCTATTCCCTTTTACCTCTAATGAGGGTATAGGGTTCTTCCATATAATGGTAAATATATCTATTCTGTAAACTATGATTTACGGAATAGTCTAAAACAAATGTTGAAATTTCAACGATTCCTTTTACTGCTTATATGGGGTTATTCATTAAATATACAGAGTTCAGAATAGTATTCACTGATTCACTGCTACATTCTTTATTCATCTTTGCATACTCTTTGCATATAACTATCGTAAATATCGTTACTAATGCATAAGGTTTGTATAAAATGTATGTTGATTGCATATCATTTATACATTATTCTGCACTATCTAGGCTCAATATGTACTCTTTTAGTATCTTATCGGCTTTATCTTTACTGATTGGCTCTTGCTTTGTAGTGGTTTCAATCTTAGTATTATCTGCCCAACCACACCAATTTTTAAGGCAAAACATAGTCATTTGTCGGTCGTAAGCCCCTGCAATTACTCCCTCTGTAAGTATGTCGCTTAAAATTCCATCATATAGCGGTTTAAATTCATTTTTAAACTGATTCAAGTATCTACAGAGTGATGAGTAACTTATTCCGATGAAGTCGGATAAATTAACTTTTGTCGGATATATACTATATTCGTTATCCCTTATATGTTTTAAGAACTCTATATATAAAGTCATTAAATGTTCAGGTGATTTGATATATATATCTGCTTTATTTGCCTTTATGACCCTGTTTGCGTCTGCTCCTACTAAATATACCCTGTTGCCTTGCTCGTCTATTCCCACATAGTCATCTATAGCCGTTATCATCCCTACGGCTAGATTAGATTTTATATAGTAGCCGTCATATATGGTAGCAACTTTTACTTTATTTATGTTCTTCTGTGTTGCCAGGGAGGTTTTAGCCTGCTTAACTGTGTTCAGTTCTTTATTTGCTTGTGCTCTTGTCTTAGCTTTTGCCATCCTCTCCCCCTTTCATTGTCCTTTGTCTTTGGTTCCTATAGAACATTTCATCAAATAAAAAGGCTTCTAGGTTCGCCGTTCCTCTGATGTTGAGGTGGTTACTGATAGAAGCTTTATAATGTATCGCTCGCCCTTTGCGATACTTTACCCCTTTTAGGTCCTTTCCTTTTATGTGTGAAAGGCTCACCACTACGGCAAGCCCTACCCCACACAGATATAAATTTAGAAAGGTTGAAATCATGGACGCAATAACTTGACTCCACTGCTTACAAGTATATTATACCACATTTTAAAAATTTAAGATGAATTTTTTCATTGAAATTTACACATTTTGAGCCGTTTTTGAAAAATATTTAAAAAAAGTTTTAAAAAAAGTGTTGACATACTGCACAATGTGTTATATGATACATACAACGAAGCGCACAAAGTGCGTAACGCAAAGATGTATCAAATAAAGAAAAGAGGTTGTAAAGATGTATTTTGAAAATTGTAGCACACTAGAACAGTTAAAAGCAGAGTATAAAAGGTTAGCCATGATGTACCATCCTGACCGTGGCGGTGATTTGAGGACAATGCAAGCTATCAATTCCGAATATGATAGCAAGTTTAAGCAGGTCAAGGACTGTCACATTAACAAAGATGGTAAAACTTATAGCAAAGAGACAAGCGAGAAATCAAGCGAATTTGTAGAGTTAATCAATCAGCTAGTCAGAATGAAGGGTATCGTAATAGAGATAATCGGTTGCTTTGTATGGGTTAGCGGAGATACTAAGCCACACAAAGACAGCTTGAAAAAGTTGGGCTTTAAATGGCATAGTGTCAAGGCTTGTTGGTATAAATCGCCACAAGGATATAGGCGCTTTGGCAAAAAAGAATATACATTTGACGAAATTAGAACAATGTATGGTTCAACGACGGTAAATACAAAGCCGATGCAAGAATTAACAGTTTAAAAAGGATATTAGCCCCTCTACGGAGGGGCAGGAGGTGAAAAGATGAACAGATTTAAAAAATATTGTCCAAATGTATGGGTTGCAGAGTGCGAAGAGAATTACAGCAAGGGCGACATCATAGAGTTGACTACAAAATATGACAAAGTCGTTGAGTGTGAGGTTTACAACCTTGTTTGTCAAGCTAGCGACAAATACTATTACTCTATTGTGAGACTAGAGGACTTAAGCTATGCAGAGCGCAAGGCGGATAAATACAGAACCGCAAGCGCTCGCAACATGGCACGCAGTGACGAGAGATGGAAAGCAGCGGAAGAGGGCAAAGAGTTTTTATCGCTCGCAGAACCTATCAAGGTTGGACATCACAGCGAAAAGGCACACAGGGCACTAATTGAGAGAAATTGGAAGCGCACAGCCAAAGCAGTTGAATATATGAACAAAGCAGAAGAGCAGGAACATAAGGCGGAGTATTGGGAAAATAAGGCTAAAGAAATAACGCTGGCAATGCCTGAAAGCTTGGAATATTTCACCGCAAAACTAGAACAAGCAAAAGAATATCATAAGATGTTGAAAGAGTATCCTGAGAAGCGCTCACATTCTTATTCTTTAACTTATGCAAAGAAAGAAGTTAACGAACTAACTAAAAAGGTTGAGACAGCTACAAAATTATGGGGTTAGCGCTTAACAAAATTGATTGTAAATTGCGAATTATAATGTTATAGTAAAGAGAGGGTTGAAATATGTACACTTATGAAGATTTTAAAAGAATGGCTATAGTTTTATCTGATAACGGCTATACATATAATTATAACGAGGGTTTGGGCTCTCATCAATTTACTAGCGCAGATGGTGGCGAGTGTCTAGAATTCCGTGATTATAGCACTGCAGAGGGCAAGCCTGAGGATTGGGACGGTGTCGTTTGTAGCGATTGGGACAGAATTTGCCTAGACATTGTGGAAGAATTAGGTTTTATTGATGGGATTGAATAAGATTATAAGGGCGATTAATCGCCCTTAATCGTTTGTTTAGGAGGTTGAAATGATAATCAACGGCAAAAGGTACGATACAGGCAAAGCCGTACATGTAGGCTTATATAACGGTTCAAATTTGTACAGAAAACGCACAGGGGAATTTTTCCTTGAAGATGGTGGAAAAATCAAACCACTGTTAATTGACGAAGCAAAAAAGATTATTGAGGTTGTGGCACCTGAAAAGATGGCGGGCTTATTCCCTGATACGACAATTATCGACAGGGTAAAGGCTCTTAGGGGGGCTCTAACACAGCAAGAATTTAGTAAGGCTTATGGTGTGCCTATAAGGACCTTGCAAAGTTGGGAGATTGGCGACCGTGTACCTCCTGCTTATGTTCTTGACTTATTAGAGTTTAGAATCAAGCACGAAGCATAAAATTGCGTTTTAAGGGTTTTTATTTATTTCCCTATAAGATGGCACGAAAACCTTTAAACTGTTGTCAGTGGTTCGCTAGGCTTCTTATAAGCCTATGAATATATCTCCCTGCTAACCTTGAATATAACGGCTCAGTTATGTCCTAGAAAAAGTGGTCTGTGGGGAACCCTAAAAGATGGTGGTAAAATGCTCAAACTCTTAATTTAATACATCAAGAAAAAAGCCTTGAATAGTCAAGGCTTTTCTTTTATTTGATAATATATTCCACTCTATCAAGTGTCGCTTCTTTTAGTCTGTGGGCTTTGGAAGAATTGAGGTTAAAATATTTCTGAACGGCTTTTGTTTTGTTGGGGATATTGTGCATATATAGTTCGTATATATAGTTTTCATCTGCACTTGAACCCTCTATTAGCTTTGCTATCCCCTTAAAATACCACCTATACGGCTTTAGTCGTTTCTCGAATCTTTCCCTCTGTATGGCTTTGTTTTCCACCTCTGAAGCTATATTGCTACTTGTTACCCTTTCTTTTGAATAATCAAGCCCCATACTTGTTAGGATGTCCTTGTATTCTTCGCAAAGCTTTTCGTATTCTTCCTTGTTCCTTTTGTAGTCCATCAAATAAGCTTTTACATCAAACTTATAGTAGTTCTGCATTATTATTTTCTCCTTACTACCTCAGGTCTTACACCGTCTTTGAGTGCTTTTAATACATCAGACTTCTGTTGCTCGCTTCCAACGGCTAGGATGAGCAAAACCATAAAATGTTCTAACGGTAATATCGCTTTCCACATCGTGTCCTTATACTGCTTTTGACAAACTAGGGGTATAAATAAGTCGTGCCTTTCCATTCCGTGTTCTATTGCCCTGCCTAGATGTCTTTCAAGGCTTAACTTATCGCATATCTTTGTTTCGATATGGCAATACGGCACTCCGTCAACAAAGTTTGTTTTGTCCTCTAGGCGATTGATTTTCGCTTCGGTGAACCCCATCTGTCTAAACATCTTCGCCACTTCCTTGTCGCTCCAGGTTCCCCATTCAAAGCCGTTGTATTTCTTGCGTTGCTCTTTTGATATTCTTCCCATATTTAGTCCTCATCTGCAAGTCTAGCAAATTCCCAATCGATAATTTTTGATTCGGTCTTTGATGTGCATCCGTTGATATATACATAGACTTTCCCATATTGGTATTTGGCAAAATAACGCTTAGTCCACGGTGCTGAGTTATTTTCTCTAACCTCTATTAATGTGTCTTTCTCGACCTTAGTCCAATCGACCCCAGGCTTGTCTTTCGTACCAAACATCATCACACTTCGTATATGATTTTCTGCACCTATATCAGCTAATTCTTCCGTTGACACACAAGATATATTATGATACTTGCAATCTTCACAATCTATATAATCACGACAAGCTTCTTCGTTCACAATTTCTATAAATTTCTCTAAATACTCTATCGCTGAAACTTTTGTTACATCTATTTCACTCATAGTTATTCTCCTTTGTGTTCCTTGAGATATTCCCTGTCAAGCAGAAAACTGATGTTACAAGCCATATGTGATAAGTGAGATAGTCCACTCTCCTCGTCCACCTCGTTGCCCTCGATGTACGCAAGTAGATGTCTGTACAATGCATCTACATACCTTTTCGGCTCTACCTTTCGCCAATTCTCGCTATCTCCGTACTTCTCTGTACCGTACATCCTAACCTCGGCTACTGCCTTGACAAGTTCAGGATTGACAAGGGATAATTCTAACTTGCCTTTATCAGCCTTTGCTGATTGGTCTTTGTCGCCTGTGCCTGTCTTTGCTACTGCCTCCCCCTCTTCATCGATGTATAAAACATTTCCCTGCTCGTCTACCACTCCACCGATTTCACCATTTAACGCATTAACAAGTTTGACGATGGTTTTATAAACGCTTTCTGCTTCTTCGATTGTGTCGAAATATTTACCGAATGTTTCGTGGTCAAAGTCGTGATTATCACCACGTACAAATAACTTCTTTTTACATAATTCAGGAATCCCCGCTGACGTTATACAAAACTGCTCGTTCCAAATTATAGCCTTACCTGCTCCATAATTCCTCAGTTTCTCATCTTGCTCCAGCACTCTTCCTGAAATTTTCCTGACCTCTAGCTTTAACTCTATTTTTAGTTTCATTACCAACGCTCCTTATCTTTTCTCGATTCCCTTTCCATACGATAAATAGCATACAATCCTAATAATGTTCCTGAAATTATACAGAATATACCAAACACACATAAATCCATTACCCTCACCCCTTTTCTTTTCTAATCTCTTCTAAATCGTGCTTATATTCTTCTAACTGCTTTTCAAGTATGGCTCTGTTGAATTTGTCAAAATCAGTGTGTTCTAGTAGTTTTTCGACATTATCTATTCCTAATTCAAGAAAAATGGTCGAATATTTTATCAATCTGTCATAAGGTATCATTACTCCCCCTTGTATGATGGTAGTTCCATCCATGCTATAATCCCGTCAATTTCGTCATCTGCTCCTGATAAATATAAGCAATCGTCCATATCAAAGGTATCTATCCATATATCTACTCCATCGGTCACAAGCACCTCTTCACCATAACTAGGCAGGTTTTCAACAAGCTCTATCCCACTAGGATAAATTTCTCTTTCTTCGAGGGTTAATGGTCTGAATGTGAGTTTATGCCACTGTGCCACAATGGGCTGTTTATCGATGATGTCTAAAATTTCACTTTGTCTGTGTGCAATTCCGCACCTTGCGTCAATCCCATCATCTTCATATCTCGTTGGTGTGTTGACAATTTCTTTTATCAGCTTATCTGCATCTATTAATCTCATCGTTATTTCTCCTTGATTTTATCCTCAATCAACTTATGTATCTTTGCTCTAACATCATCTGCTATTTCAAAGTGCTGACTTGCACAACAGCGCCCTAGCTCATCTAATAAGTCGCCTAATTTGCTTTTAAAATCGTTCATCTGTTCCTCGCTTTCTGTTGTATGCTCCTCTTGGTAGTAAAGGTGATGTCCATAATTGTGGTGTTTTTAATGTGCTTATCGCCATTTCAAGTGCTTTTACATTATTTGACCATCCCATCTGCTCGCATACACCTTTTAGCTTAGTTAATTGCTCTATAGCGTCATAATTTGTCATCGTTACACCTCCATCAATTCAGGGTTTTCGTATATGTTGCCTATAACCTCAAAATTGCCAAATGGGCTTAAATATGCGAAATCGCAAGTAAATTTGTTTATCTCCTCAAGAATATAAGCCCCTCTTTCAGTGCTGTATTTGACAACGCCAATCAATCTCGAAAATGCGACAGCTTTAACTATGTCCCCCTCGTATATCTCTACTCCGTTTATGTCGCTCATTCCTGTGGACTGCATTAGAATTGCATCTTGATTAAAATAATTGTCTTCTCCGTAAGCACTATAAAATACTCTAAAAGGCTTTGTTGAGAAATCAATCGCTGTCACATCATTCATTTTCTTTAATATCTTATCCCATGCTCTAAATTTTGGTATCATCGTTACTCCTTTCTAGCCTTTTATAGCTACAGTTAAAAAGATGTCTGCGTAAGTCTTTTAAATCCTCATCCGTGAAGCTTTGTGGTATATCAATAGCTTTTGCTCTGTGGGGGCATATCAAAACAACAATGTATCCTTTTGGGGATTTTTGTATTCTGTAGGATTCCCAACAGCCTTTCTCTTGCTCTGTCTTTATTTTCTCGTAGAATTTAATCCTCTCTATGTCTTTTATGGCGTCCTCTGCAACTTCCTCAATCGCTTTTTTAAACGCTCTATTAAATTGTTTTTCAGTTATTCGCTTTGTAAAATAATTTACTGTAATGCGTCCTGCGACGCTTCCGATTATCGCTGCTAATACCACTGTGATTCCATATACTAATGTCATTATTTTTACCTCTCTTTATTCTTCAATATCTCGTTATTTCTCTGCGTTTTCTTGTAGCACCATATACAGAGATTTACTTTTTTTTTGCCGATTACTGCACTGTACTTGCCGTATCCGTTAATTCGCTTCCCACATAGTTCGCACTTCATACCCTTGCTCCTCTTAGCTTCCTTGTGATTCTGTCACAAGCCTTTATTGCGTCTTCCCACGCACTGCTTATATCCTCAAGTTCTTCCATCATTCTATTTAAGTGCTTCACCTTTGCTTCTGACCACGATTTAAGCTTTGCAAGGTCTCCCTCCATCTCTTCTCGGTCATCGTCTTCGCCTAGTAGGTAGGATAAGTTACAATCAAGCACTTCGCACAGTTCTGCAAGTATGCTTGTTGTAGGGTACTTTGTTCCATTCTCGATTCCTGATAGTGTCGCTTGTGATACTCCACAATAACTTCTAACTTCTAGTTGCGTAAGCGATTTTTTTATCCTTGCTTCTTTGATTCGTTCGCCTATCATTGCCTTATCGTATTTCATTACCTCTCCCCTCTATGAGTGACATTCAGTTCTCTTACTAGCTTTGCAACATCAATTCCACATAGTGATTTAGTGTCCTTTACAAACTCTGTTACTGTTGCTCTCCTGTCGTGTATTTCCTCTAGCAAGGCGATGTACGATTCGCAAAATTCGTCTAGTTTTGCTTTGTCAAAGTCATACACCATATAAAGCGTTCGCACCATGATTGCAAAGTTAAGCTGATTCGCTGCTTCGATTACCTCGCCCATTTTAGGACTTCTATTCTTTGGCTTTTTCGTTCTTGGAACGCTCATTCTTAACTCTCTTTCTTAATGCTATGTCTGTGATTCTCTTTAAATACTCTTTATGTTTCTTTGTTATTTGCTTCATAACTTCTCCTTTGCTTTCTTAGTTTGTTTTGCGTGTTTTATTGCAACATACTTGCCGTAAGATATTCCTAGTGCCCTTGCTTTTGCGATTTTTTCATCAAGCGAAAGTGCCCTCTCCTCTGCTTCCTTTTTAATTTCGTTCTTTCCCCTTGTTGCCTTTCTCGTCGTTCTTCTTGCTCTTTCTAAAAAGCAATCGTGCGAACACACATTTTGCCTTGCCGTTTGAGAGTAAAATTCTCTGCCACATATCTCACATTTCTTGACAAGTATATTTGGTATTATGTCAACCATTTCGGCTATGACTTCAGGCTTTAATTTTCTTATTTGCTCATCGGTCTTTGACTTTTCTATAAAGTACCTGTCGTCCGTCTCGGTAGAGACGACCGCAATCCCTTGTTGGGTCGTCTCATACTCGATATAATCGAACATTTCGCTATAATAAATCATTGCGACACCTCGTTTAGAACGGCACGGCTTCGTCTAATGCCTTGAAATCGTCTACAGTTTCCTGATGTTCGCTCTGCGATTCCTCTGTGCGACTGTCCCCCCACTCTAGGAACTCTACTCTTTCAGCGATAACATCTGTGGTGTATACTCGCTTGCCGTCTTTATCCTCATAGCTTCCAGTCTGTAATCTGCCTTGTACTGCTACTTTTCGACCCTTAGCAAGGTACTTCTCACAGTTTTCTGCCTGCTTTCCGAAAACGATTATGTTTGGAAAGTCTGCTTTCTTTTCGCCATCCTTTACAGGTCTTTCAACGGCTAGAGAAAATCTAGCTACTGCCGTCTGTGATGTTGTGTATCTAAGTTCTACTTCCCTTGTTGTTCTGCCTATTAGTGTTACATTGTTCATCTTCAAATCTCCTTTATCGTTAGGTCTTGATACCTTTTTTCAAATAACTTTTGCTTTAGCTTGTAAACATCTGTTTTCATCCCCTTGACATCCTCTACTATCAGCTTTCCCCCTTGCTGATACATAAAGTCGGCTACATACTCAATCTTGCGATATGCTTTTCCGTTCTTCCTGAACCCCTCTTGCAATAAGAACTTTGGTTGCAGTGTCAGGTTCTCAATCTCTCCCTTGCTCTCTAATGCCTTTAAAACGATGTATCTTTTGGCTTCTTTCTTGGAATCAAACTTGATTCCGTCAATCTCGGTTTTTTTTGCTCTATACTTCGTCAAATTTCATCCCCCTTTGTTTAAGGCTTTATTTTTCGTTTTAAGCGATTTTTATTTTTAAACGATAATTCTATCGCCAAGCATATTATCGTCGCTCTATGCGACTAAAAACGACCTCAAAACCATATCTCAATGTATATCGTTACCCCTCTAACATCATTAAGCCTTTTAACTTGTCTTTAACCTCTTCAGGTAACATCGCTATCGCTTGCTCCCTTTCCACCACTGCTGACATCGTTTTGAAAAACTGCCCTCTAGTCACTGTTTGGAATGTTTCAGGGGGAAGCATAGCTAATTCTTTTAGCTGACCTAAGTCTTTTAGCCACACCCTCAAAGCCTTTGGAAGCTTATCAAACTCTGCTTGTGTAAAGTACAGTCCTTGCCTTACGGCTTTGCCAAGTTCTCCCCATAACTCAGTCACCTTACTTTCGCCACCTTGCGTGATTAGGTCTATTTCTGCTCTTAGTCCTGCGATGGTCGGTGGGTACTTCTCTTTCGCAATATAGTTTTTTAAAGCAACTGTCACTATCTGTCCGTCATCCTCTGCAAACATCATCTCGTAAAGGCTTACTTGTGCTTTCATTTCCTCGACACTCAGCTTCTTGTAGTGTGTTGGAAATGCCGTACTCAGTATCTGCAATAGTGCTTTTATCTCTGTTCTGTTCATCGCTCCCCCTTACAAGTCCATAAAGCTTACAGACTTTGATTGCTTATCGGACTTTCTATTTCTCTCCCAAGTTCTCACTGCTGCTTTCCAATCGACCATCGGCTTTCCTGTGCCGTACTTCCATCCTCTAGCTTCGTAGTAGTCAAAGAATTGTTGTGCGTCTATGCCGTTAAGTCTTTCGTCACAGTATGCTTGTATTTCATCAACAGTCGGTCTCGCGCGCGCACGCGATATATTATTTATATTCTTATCCTTCTTATTCTTCTTATTATTCTTAGTATGTGTACCATGTGTTGTACCATCACTTGTACCATCCGTTGTACCATCCGTTGTACCATCCGTTGTACCATCCGTTGTACCATTATCACCTACAAAGGTTCTATTTTCAGTGCTTGCCGTTGTACTATCTGATGTACCATCCGATGTACCATTTCGTGTCCATTCGTTGTCACTAACTGCGCCGTTTTCCAAACCATCACTTGTACCATCGGCTGTACCACGAACTTGATAAATCTCGTAATTTTCAATGGCTATGACTGTACCATCCGTTGTACATTCAAGTCGTATCATTCCATCGCTAGCAAGGGTGGTTAAAAACCTATCTACTTTTCGTCTATCCCAATGCCATCTAGTAGCAAGATACGACTTTGAAATGTATACTTTTCCGACCTGCTGAACTTGTATTTTCCCTTTGAATAATTGTTTTTGTTCTCTCCAACAAGCACTCATTAAAAGGTCTATCCAAGCTTGCCCTCTGCTGAATGGTTCCTTATTCCATATCCAGTGCCTTTGTAGGTTTCTGTCTAGCTTTATCCATCCCATTGTTCCTTTAACCTCTCTAGTTCTGCAGGTGTCATAGTCTCTATCCCTTGCTCTTTGCACTCGACCACCACGCTATCTATAAGCCTTGACATTTCATCGGTTTTATAGGTACTACTTCCGTAGTAGCTTTTGATATTGTGATAGCCTTTAAAGTTCTTACACTCGCCCAAGTCCTCACATATCCACCCCTCACCGTGCTTCTCCCATACCTTGACCCAATGTTCTACAACATCAGCCTTTATCGGCACTATCTCAAATACTCCAACCTCGGAGATTAACTTTCGGTATATGTCAGTTTTCATCTGCCTTGTCTTGTCTGCTAGCTTTCCAACAAGTGTCCAAAAGTACGCGTTAGCGTCAAGGCTTCTGCGTTTTGATTTAGGCTTGATGATGATGTCATAGTCCTTGTTTGTGTCAATCTTTATGCCGTCGATTAGTTCCAGGATTTGTCTGTGTTGACCCTTTGGAAGATTGATTGATATTTGGTCGACTTGATATAAAAGCCTTAGCTGAATATCTTGTATTTTCATAAATAATTTCTCCCAAACTCCTTTCTAAAGTCTTTATTCGGATAGTGCTTTTCAAAGGCTTTCTGCCCTAGTTCGTGAAAGTATTGCATTGTCGCCTTGTTGTGGTGAACTCCGTTCGGTGGTTCGTTGTGGTCACAGTGGCAAAGGAAAACCTTTAAGCCGTACTGCTCACTTTTCTTTCGATACGGACCACCGAAAATATGATGTTCTTCCACGTAAGGGCTCCCACAGATAAAGCACTCTCGCTCACTCTGTATTATTGATTTCATTACTGCTCCTTGCCGTTCTCAATATCCCTTAAGATGATTAAGGCTCTGCCGTGGTGTTCCTTTGTCATCGGTCCACTTGTCCATCCTGTCTTTTTTAAAATCTCTGTTGCGTCAAGGTTCATAGCCTTACAAAGTTCAATGTATGTCTTTTTTTCAGTCGGTGTAGCTAATTCCTCGGATAGGTCTATCGGCTCATCGTCCAACGGCTCTTTCGAAGCCGTTTTCTTGCCTTTAGGAACGGCTTTACCCATCTTATAGACAACTACATTGCTTTTAGTATTAACTATGCTTAAATCGAAAATTTTGCCGTTATCATCATAGCTAATTTGGTTTACGATAAATTTATCGAAGCACTGATATTTTCCGTTCCTTTGAACAATGTTACAGTCGGTCTTGATGATGAAAATGAATGGTGCCGTGTATAATTCTCTACCGATTCCCCAATTAAAGCACGCTCTCTTAAAACTGTCGCTCGCTTCCCCTTTTTCTTTCTCGGTCATACTTTCGGTTCCGACATCCTGCTTCCACACCCAATCATTTCGATTTTCAAAGTAAATACCGACTGAACAAAATAGGTTGTCCTTTATTACCTCGTGGTGTCTTTGCCAATTTTCAGGACCCACTGTTTCGTCAAGGATGTTCATATCGCACCTTGCGTCTTTATACAGTAGCAATATCAATCCCTTTTCTGTGACTGACTGCACCCTGCAATCAATCTCATCTGCTCTTAACTTTCTAAACTTTAATCCCATTTGTCCAACCTCTCTCCTATTAGTTCTATAGGGTTATCGTGTCCTCTGTTTGTTAGCCATTCCTCAATTTCTTTGAGGGTTTCGTCTATCTCGCTCGAACAAGTTTCGCACATATCCTCGCCCTCTTTCATGTACTCTCCACAACCACACTTGACAGCATCGTCATAAAGTTCTCTGCCACAGTAAGGGCAAGTCAATACGATTTCCTCTTTTGTGTACTCGCCATATCTCGCATAGTCTGTTGTGCGTCTAGGCTCGACGGCTTCGTTACAGCTTTCGCACCATTTATACATTTGCTATCTCCTCCATCGTTATTTGATTAGGGTCTATTCCCTCCATTACCTTAGCTACTCTGAGTAACTTAAATGCTCTCGACCTTAGCTGATTTACTGTCGCTCTTACATCCTCTTTGCTCCCCATCCAATAGCCTTTGCCGTGCGTTAGGGAACATATCGGATAACCTTGTTCTCGCAGGCTTCTTATAGCAAGCCTTATAGTTCTTTCGTTTTCTCCTATCATTCCTACTAGGTAGCCTTTTGATTTAGGCTTGCTTCCTAGAATTGACAGTAGGCGTTCCTCTATGATAAGATTCTTTTGGTTTGTGGCACTCTTCGGAGTGTCTTTTTTAATGTTCATTCCTCCTCCTTGTGGCAAAGTCCAAAACACTTTACTCCCCTTGCCATATATCTGAAAAATTCCATCATCGTTGCATGTATGCTATTTCCTGTTACATTTATCCTGGCAATCTCGCTGTTGTCCATATCGAAGATGACAAGGAATATTCGCTCTCCGATTTCTTCGTGTTCTACTCTTAGAACCTCTCTTGATGAATCAAGAGATATAAAAGTGTTGATATATCCCTCTAGCCTTTCTCTCGCCTTTCGGTCTAGCTCTTTGAGATATTCGATATACATTTTGTCCATTACTCGTCCTCTTCCTTAAAGTGATATTCCATTAGGTCTGCTATCATCAGATATTCTTTTGCAATTTTGCCATCTCTCGTGCGTTTGACTTGCTCTCTGAACTCGTTAATGTCTCCGTAAAAGCAACCACAGCTAACCCTAATTTTTTCGTCTTCACACCTAAAAAAGGTTGTATTTCTAAATTCAGTTCCAAAACCTTTTATTGTTGTATAATCAGCTTCGCCACCTACATAAGCTTTGCCACCTACCCAAGCTTCGCCATCTACACGAGCTTCGCCACCTACACGAGCTTCGCCACCTACACGAGCTTCGCCACCTACATAAGCTTCGCCATCTACACGAGCTTTGCCACCTACATAAGCTTCGCCATCTACACGAGCTTCGCCACCTACACGAGCTTCGCCACCTACATAAGCTTTGCCATCTACACGAGCTTTGCCACCTACATAAGCTTTGCCATCTACACGAGCTTCGCCACCTACATAAGCTTCGCCACCTACCCAAGCTTCGCCACTATGACTTAGATTATTTTCGCTTTCGATGTAGCCACCGAGGTCGCCCTCTTTTACATCTCCAAAACTCATTAGAGCCTTTATTCTAAATAGCTTTCTTCCAAAAATAACTTTCGTATCGGTTGTTAGTTCATACTTCTTCATTTTCTCAATATCCTTTCTGCATATGCTTTTCCGTCTTCGGTGTTGCCACTGTTGTAAACCGATAGTGCGTCCTCGTAGTTTCCATACTTGTCGTATAGGTCTGACAGAATGCTACATCCTAGAATTACATTTTCTTGTGGGTCAAATAGGCTTACGATTCCTAGTTCTTCCATTCGCTTTTGGTGGTGCTTTGGTTGTATCTGCATTAAGCCTATTGATTCTCCATTGTCACCGATTGCGTTAGGATTGCCTCCTGACTCCTCTTTAATGATTTTCTTGACGATATTAGGGTCTACTCCACTTCTTGTCGCTATGTCGTCAATCATTTCATTTGAGATTCCCTTTACATCAATCTGTATATTGCTGACGACTTTGTATTCCGTCTGCTGATACACTTGAGGTGTATCTATTGCCGTTGCTATGCCGTTTAAAGCGATTACTGTACTTATAAATAGTGTCGGTGGTATAACTGATTTAATCTTCATCTTGCTTCCCCCTTGCAACAATTTATGTAGTATTCAGCTACATCGGAAATAAGATACCTTTTACATCCGTGTGGCAAGTGTCTTAGCTTTCTGCTTAAAGTCTGTACTGACGCTCCCCACCATTGAGATATCTCTGTTATCGTGACTAGCCCATCGCCTTTAGCCACCTTTTGGATATCTCTTATTACATCCTGTTTTGTCATTGTATTTCCTTTCTACGGTTAAACCGTAATTCTAAACTAAAAAAATAAGGTCGTTGTAGCTTACTTTATAGACTTCTTCAATCTTCTTTATGATTGGAACATCAGGAAAGCTTTTCCCCCTCTCATAGTTAGACAGTGTGTCGTGACTAATCCCTATAAGCCTTGCAGCCTCTTCCTGAGTATATCCCCTCATAACCCTTATCGCCTTTAAAGTATAGGTTCCCATTTTGTCACCCCCTTTCAAGCATCCATCTTTATTGCTATGGCTTTATTGTACTACGGTTAAACCGTAATGTCAACGGTTTTTTCGTAAAAATTTAAAAAAATACTTGCACAATTTACGGATATAGCATATACTCTGCGTAAATATGGGAGGTATAATATGTCTACGCAATTAGGAAACAAAAGTATAATGGCTAGAAATATTCAATACTATATGGACTTAACAGGGAAAACAAGAAACGATATGTGCGAAGCTTTGGGGGTGAAATATACCACATTTACAGATTGGGTCAAAGGTAAAACATATCCACGAATAGATAGCATAGAGAAGATGGCAAATTATTTCGGTGTAGAAAAGTCTGATTTGATAGAACCACGCACAGGGTTAAAAGAAGTCAAAGCCGTGAAAATACCTGTTCTTGGTATGGTTCACGCAGGGTATCCTATGGAAGCAATCGAAGAAATTTTAGATTGGGAAGAAGTAACCCCTGAAATGGCATCTAAGGGCGACCTTATGGCTCTTAGGGTTCAAGGTGACTGTATGGAGCCGAAATTCAGTGACGGAGATACAGTTATCGTGCGTTGTCAAAGTACTGCAGAGAGTGGCGACATAGTAATCGCTATGGTGAATCACGACGAAGCAGAAATGAAAAAACTTAAAAGGTTCGATAATGGCTTTATCAATTTAATACCTCTAAATCCGTCATACTCGGCAAGGTCATTCTCCCCTCAAGAAATAGAAGAATTACCTATAAGGATATTGGGTAAGGTAGTAGAATTGAGAGCGAAGTTCTAA